ACGCGGGACAAAAATGGCGTATGAATGGGAGTGGTGCGCTTGCACTTGGTCGGCACTTGCCGTTGCGTTAAAATATACGGCAATTATGCCGATTGAAATCAGCTGCTATTATCTGATTGAAAGAGCGAAGCAGATGGGCGTATGGGAAGAAAATGACGCACACGTTCCGAAGCTGGGCGAAGCGACGCTGTATGATTGGCAGGATAACGGTGTGGGCGACAATACCGGAACACCGCGTCATGTTGGAACGGTTACATACGTTAATCAAGCGGCAGGATATTTTGTCGTTACCGAAGGCAATTACAGCGACAGCGTGAAGAAAAGAACTGTATCACTGAATGGAAGATATATTCGAGGATTTATCACACCAAAATATGACAGTGATCAGGCGGAAAGCAAGCCAGTAAATACGCCGGGAAAGAGCGTGTCAACCGTAGCGCATGAAGTAATTGCGGGACAGTGGGGGAACGGAGAAGCAAGAAGAAAAGCACTTTCGGCAAGTGGTTATGATCCGGATGCTATTCAGAAAGAAGTAAACAGAATTCTGAATGGATCAGCGGCAACAACTACGAAGCCACAGCCAGCAGATCAGACCATCAGCAAAACCGTCAAGTCAACATGCTATGCGAGAGAGTACGACAAGAAGCTGGCGGGATCCTACGTCACAACAGCTGATCTGTATTGCAGAAACGACGCTGGAAAGAACAAAAAGGCTTTGTGCTGCATTCCGAAAGGAACCACAGTGCATAATTACGGCTATTATAATACATCGAATGGAACGAGATGGTTATACATTACTGTGACGCTTGATGGAGTGGAGTATATCGGATTCAGTTCAATCAGTTACCTGAAAGCAAAATAGGAAGGAGGGAAACAGATGTTTTATATTGGAAACACTTTCGATAAAAAAGCAAATAAGGGATACAAAACAATCCAGAATGCAAAAAAGGAAGCAGAAAAGAATGGCTTGTCAGTATGGGATGAAGAAGGTGTAAAGCTGTATCCGTTGAAAGTTGAAGTGACAGATGACGTTCCTGATGATGCGGCACTGGAAGAAAAACCGGATGGATCTGTGAATGCATATGATGAAAACGGGGAAAAAGTTGGCGAAGTTCCGGCTGAAGAAGTGAAAGAAATAATGGATGAAATCACAGTAGAAGACGTTGAAGCAGCGGCGGCAGCAGCAAGAAGCGAAGAAGAAGTACATGGAACAATCCGCAGAGTGTTTGATGGAAGGCTTCACCTTCGCAGAAGACCTTCGTTTGAAGACGATGCAATTTGTGGCGTGACGATGTTTGATGAAAAGAATGTCGAGAAGAAAGCAAAGATCGGCGACAGGGTACTTTACAAGACGACAGACGGGTACTGGATTTCAGGAGATCCAGAACACACAGAATTTATTCCGGAGGAATAACGATGATTCCGGTATCATACATCGTCACAGCGATCGTGTCTGCGGCGTTTGGATCTGTGACAACTATTCTCATGTTATCAATAACAGCGGCAGCGAAGAAAGCGGACGAAGAGGAAGACAAGCTGTTTTGTGAGTACCTAAAAGGTAAGAAAATGGAATAATGAAAAGGCAGCGATCAAAGAACGGTCGCTGCCTTTTATGCAATATCACGAAAACAGATCAAATACATGACGCTGATCGGAATCTATGCGATGACAATATGTACAAAAAGAGAAGAAAATTATTTTTCTGCGATCTGTTTCAACAGGCGGATGATTTCTTCATTCTGACGCATAAGAATGAAATTCTGTTCAACCTGTGCGCGTGACATTTCCAGTGCGAAAGTTTCATTTGAATTTCCACTTAAAAGACTTCCGAAAGAATACATTTTTGAACCTGCAAGACTGGATGCGATTTCTTTAAGGGATGCGACATTCTTTTCTTTGATGTCGTCCGAAGTGTAACTGTCGAAATCAACACCGAATTTTTCCATAGCCGCGTTGTCTTTTGCTTCCTGCTCCGCCTGCTTCTTGGCGATTTTGTCATCTGCTTTTTTACCAAACATAGGAAAAGCCCCCTTCATTATATAATAATATTTGATCAGTTTTCTGTAATTCTGATCATTAACACAAATATAGGTGAAAAAAGTGCTAATGTCAAGAATGATGCTGAACATTAACACAAGGGATTGAGAATGAAGGATGAAGATATACACCTATAAAGGCAAAAAGAATCTATGCGGTGACAGGATTCGGATTGAACGATTGAAAAAGCGAATGACGCAGATGGAACTGGCTGCGAAAATTCAGCTGCAAGGGATAACACTGGAACGCGACAGTATAAGCAGAATTGAAATAGGGACAAGGTTTGTGACCGATTACGAACTGAAGCTATTTGCAAAGGTTTTGAATGTGACGGTTGATGATCTGCTTGAAGAAGATGACACTATGGAATCATAGTGTTTTTTCTTTGTAAAAAAGTAGCTCAATGAGTAAAAAAAGATTGACAAATAGGCTCAATGGGTATATAATATAATTGTAACAAGGGAACAGCAGGAAAGGAGAAAACAATGGAGAACGAAGAAATGAGCAAAGCCGATTTAATAGCGATGTTGGTATCAATTAGAGAAGTAGCAAAGACAAACGGAGAAATACATACCGTGGAACATATTGACAAGATACTTGAAGAAATAAGAAAATAAAATAGAATAAGGGATCACACAGGGGGCGGATACCTAAACATTCCTGCTAACCGCCCCAAGTGCTTAATTAGATTATAGCAGGAAAAAAATAAAAGACAAGGGGTGCAAAGAAAATGAAAGCTGTAAAAGGATACACAAAGCATGATTATATCATGATATGCAAAGAAGAAGGCGGGGAAGTTTTTAGTTTTGCATCAATAGATGAAGCTGCTGGTTATTTTTCAATGTTCGGGCATGAACTGCCGACTGATGTTGCACTTGATGGAATTTTAAATGATACTAATTGTGACTGGATAGTATTTGACGATGGAAGCGTTATCTTCAAATATTACGGAAGAGGGTATGACGAAAGCATTATCAATGAAATGATTGAAAAAGAATGCAGAATATAAGGAAGCGAATAGAATGAAAATAGAAGAAGCACGCAAACAGAAAAATATGAGCAGAAGAGAATTGTCAGAGTGGCTAGAAATTCCATATAGAACGCTGACAAACTGGGAAAATGGGGAAAGAAGTTGCCCTGACTATATTGAAAAACTAATTGTCGAAAAAATATTAAGGGATAAATAAGGCTGTATAAATTACAAGGAACCGCAGACGATCATGATCATCGCCTGCGGCTTCTTTTATAGAAGGAGAAAGCGGAGATGGAAAGAACGTTCAAACATTTGACAAAAGCAGACCGGATCAGAATTGAAGCATTGATAAAAGCGGGAGTAAAAATCAAAGAGATCGCGGACATGCTGCATGTGCATAGAAGCACAATATATAGAGAATTAAAAAGAGGACGTTTTACTGCGCTTAATTCAGATCTGACAACGGAAGAAAGATACAGCCCTGATATTGCACATGATAAATATGAAGAAAATCTGAAAAGCAAAGGGGGCAGTCTGAAGATCGGGAATGACATCAGACTGGCGAATTATATTGAAGAAAAGATCATGAAAGAAGATTACAGTCCGGCGGCGGTACTGGGGGAAATTAAGGCACAACAAAAAGAAAACGAATTCAGCGTGATGATCTGCACAACAACACTGTACAGTTATATTGATAAAGGGATCTTTCTGCACCTGACAAATAAAAATCTTCCGGTTAAAAAGAATAAGAAACGTACATACAAAAAGGTCAAGAAAACGCAGGCAAGAGCGTCAGCGGGTGAAAGTATAGAAAAAAGACCGGAAGAAATTGAAACACGCGAAGAGTTTGGACACTGGGAGATGGATACGGTAAAAGGAAAGCGCGGGAAATCAAAGAACAGTCTTCTTGTGTTGACTGAAAGAAAAACACGCGATGAAATTGTGATGAAGTTGCCAGAGCATACGGCGGCGGCAGTTGTCAACGCGCTGGACGCGATCGAAAGAAAGTGGGGCGATATGTTCAAACAAGTATTCAAAACGATCACAATGGATAACGGAAGCGAATTTGCAGACTGTGAAGGAATTGAACGTTCAGCACTGGGAGCAGGCAGCAGGACAAAGACATATTATTGCCATCCGTACAGCAGCTACGAAAGAGGAAGCAACGAAGTAACAAATAAAATGATCAGAAGACATATTCCGAAAGGAACAAACTTCGATGGAAAAACGGATGAAGAAATTTCTGCGATTGAAAGCTGGGTGAATAATTATCCGCGGAAGATCCACGACTATCATTCGGCGGGCGAACTGTTTGAAGAAGAGATCCGGAAAATCAGTTGAAAAAAGTTAAAAAAGTGTCGCATTTAATATTGACATTTTCAAAGTTAATATTTTATACATTTTATAGTAGGATTTTTGATTAAAATGATGTAAAATAGAAAACAGAAATCCGGCGTCCGTAATTGTTTTTGAAATGAACGAACAGGGAACCGCCGGCCCGTTACCGCAGCCGATTGCGGAGCGCAGCGCAACCGACCACAGAGATTAGAGCACAACAGGCAATACAGGAGTTAGTATGAACGAAGAAATGAAAAACCAAACAGAACAGTTACCGCTTTTAAAAGTACACATGATGGGAAGTTTTTTCCTGGAGTACGGCGACCAGCCGATTTCCTTCCGGAAAACAATGGCAACAAAATCGATGAGACTTCTGCAGATTTTCCTCTATAACAAGGACAATGGAATTTCCAGAGGAAGACTGTTGGAGAGCACATACGGAAGAGAAGATGTGGCGGACGCGGCAAACAGCCTGCGTGTCGGCGTACATCGCCTGAAAAGAAGCCTTGTCGAGGCAGGACTTCCGCAGTTTGAGTACATTTATACACAGAAAGGCGTTTACCACTGGACCAGCCCGATGCCGGTCGAGGTAGATGCGATTGATATCAAAAATAAGATCCTGGAAGCAGGAAAAGAGACGGACGAGAAAGCGCGCATGGATCAGATGATCGAAGCACTGGAGCTGTACACCGGAGAGTTCCTTGCAGATTTCGGCGAGGAAGAGTGGGTACAGGCGGAGCGCGCGCAGCTGAAAAAAGTATATTCCGATGCACTGAAAGAAGTAAGTGAGTATCTTCTGAAAAACGAGGAGTTCGATGAGCTGCAGAAACTGACTTCTGTTGCTTCCGAACTGTATCCGTTCGACGAGTGGCAGGCAGTCCAGATGCAGGCGCTGATCGGCCTGGAGAGATACAAAGAGGCCATGAAACTGTACGAGCAGACCTCGAAACATTACTTTGAAGAGCTTGGCGTTACACCGAGCGAGAAACTGGTGGAGCAGTACCGCTATCTGGGAAGCCGCATGGGCAGCAGACACCGCGTGATCGAAGAGGTACAGGCAGATCTTCAGGAGAGCCCGGGAGAAAAGGGCGGAGCATTCTTCTGTTCCCTCGCCGGATTCCGTGACTGCTACCGACTTGTTTACCGTATGTCCGAGCTGAACGGACAGATGCCGTGGCTGATGCTGTGCACCATTACAGACGGAAAAGGTTACCCGGCAAAAGGCGGTCCGCGCCTTGACCGTATGTCCGAAAAGCTGCTTGAGGTAATGAAACGCAGCCTGCGTCATTCCGATTTCTTTGCAAAATACAGCCCGTCCCAGTATGTGATTCTGCTGCAGGGCGGCAGCCAGAGAGGATGCGAACTCGTCTACAAGAGAATCAGCGAGCGCTTCTCCGAGGAGAAAAAAGGCTGGGCAAAGAATCTGAAATACAGTGCACTGCCGGCAATTCAGACCGAAAAAGAGCTTGAGTTCTTAGAAGGAGACGATGTTTTATGATTCGCGTACAGCTGCCTGGAAGATTCCGCATGTACGATGAAACACGCTGCCTCAACGAGGAAGCGATTCATTCCCCGATGATCACAAAGCTGCTGGTTTATATGATCTGCAACAAAAACCATATCGTAACACTGGAACAGTTAACCGAAGCACTCTGGACGGATGAGAAGAGTGAAAATCCGTACGGAGCACTGAAAAATATGATGTACCGTCTGCGCGGAACGCTGCGGAAGGTATGGCCGGTTAAGAGAGGATCATGCCTGCTATATGAAGGCTGTCATGGAACTGACGAAAAGCCTGGAGCACCGCAGACCGCAAAGGAAAAGTACAGGTTCTCAGTGATCTAAAAGAGCTTTATCAGGAACCAAGAGAATTAGAAAAAATAAATTAATTTTTAAGTTGACAGCAGACTAAACAAATAGTAACTTTAAGCTGTGATGAAACGAGCTTAAATCCAGAAAAAGTCTGCTGTCTTAAGTTAAATAAAGTACAACAGACAGGGAGGATAACAAACATGAGTTACAGAGAAGTATATGAAAAATGGTGCAATGATCCATATTTTGATGAGGCATCCAGAGAAGAGCTGAAAGCACTCGAAGGAAATGAGGCAGAAATCGAAGACCGTTTCTACCGTCAGCTTGAGTTCGGTACCGGCGGACTCCGCGGTGTCATCGGAGCGGGTACCAACCGCATGAACATCTACACCGTACGCCAGGCAACCCAGGGCCTTGCCAACTACATTATTTCCCAGAACGGACAGGAAAAAGGCGTAGCCATCGCACACGATTCCAGAAGAATGTCTCCGGAATTCGCACGCGAAGCAGCACTCTGCCTGAATGCAAACGGAATCAAAACGTATCTGTTCGAGTCCCTGCGTCCGACACCGGAGCTTTCTTTTGCTGTCCGTGAATTCGGCTGTATTTCCGGTATCGTCATTACCGCAAGCCACAACCCGAGAGAGTACAACGGATACAAAGTATACTGGGAGGACGGCGCACAGATTACACCGCCGCACGACAAAAACATTCTCGCAGAGGTAGCAAAAGTAACCGAGTTTTCTGCCGTTAAAACGATGGAAGAAGATGATGCAAGAGCAGAAGGCCTGTTCCAGGTCATCGGAACCGATTTTGATGACCGTTACGTTGCAAAATTAAAAGAGCAGAGCATTCATCCGGAAATCATCAAAGATGCGGCAAAAGATATGAAGATCGTCTACACACCGCTTCACGGAACCGGAAATGTGCCGGTACGCCGCGTTCTGCGCGAGCTTGGCTTTAATCAGGTTTACGTTGTAAAAGAGCAGAAAGTGCCGGACGGAAACTTCCCGACGGTGGCTTACCCGAACCCGGAAGACGAGAAAGCATGGACACTGGCGCTGAAACTGGCAAAAGAAGTAGACGCTGACATCATCCTTGCAACCGACCCTGATGCAGATCGTCTCGGCGTTTATGCAAAAGACAGCAAGACCGGCGAGTACGTAAGCTTCACCGGAAACATGTCCGGTATGCTGATCGCAGAGTATATTCTGCGTGAGCGCACCAAGAACGGAACCATGCCGGAGAACCCGGCTCTCGTTGAGACGATCGTTACCACAGATATGGCAAAAGCAATCGCAAAAGCCTACAACGTGGCACTGATTGAAGTTCTGACCGGATTCAAATACATCGGCGAGCAGATCAAGTTCTTTGAGCAGAGCGGTGCACACAACTATGTCTTCGGCCTGGAGGAGAGCTACGGCTGCCTGGCTGGAACATATGCAAGAGACAAAGATGCCTGCGTGGCAGTTATGATGCTGTGCGAGGTTGCTGCATACTACAAACAGCAGGGCAAGACACTGTGGGATGCCATGGTGGATATGTACGAAGAGTACGGCTACTACAAAGAGGGTCTTGCAACGATGACCTTAAAAGGTATCGACGGTGCAAAAGAGATCCAGACCATGATGACCAACTTCCGTGAGAACCCGCCAAAAGAGCTGGGCGGTTTCCAGGTTCTTGCCGTACGCGATTACAAAGCAGACGTACGAGTGGATCTCGTAAGCGGCGAGAAGAGCGCAACCGGACTTCCGTCCTCCAAC